AAGTCCGGAAGCGGGTTGAAGATAATGTTCACATCGTCTATGTCAAAGCCTTTAAGCATGAGATGTAATCTATACACAAACTCCATGAAGCGTTTAACAAGCCTTTGAATGTTCTCAAGCTGTGCGGAAAAAACATGTAAAGCAACAGTTGCCCAAGTCTCTGTGTAGCCTGTTGAGAACCCGAGCACTGCGGGCTGAGATTTTGCTCCCTCAATCAACCACTTTTCCGCAAGGTCTATGATTTCCCTTATTCCTCCTGCGTTAGGCGATATTTCCTTGAATTCTGCCTCAGTGCCGTCAAAGTGTAAGAAGATGCCTTTACTCATATTCTCGCTTACCTGCTGTGCGATGTTCTCAAGCCACTTCATAGCTCTCTCTTGGTATTCCGTTTCTGTTTCGTTGGGTGCTTTGGCAAGTGGTGGGAACTTAACATCCAGAAAGCCAATCAGACCGATTTTCTGTGCCAGTCCCTTCAGTTCCGTAATCATGTTTTCCACCACTTCTACAATGGAAAGGGAAGCAAGGAAGGGAGGGATTGCGTAGGGTGAATCTTCAAGGGTAAGTAGAGGCAAATACTTATAGGTCATTGGATTGAGTTTTATAGGTTCTGCGTTGCCGACCCATTGATAGGGTTCGTATTCGTCTGTCTCTTCGTTGTAGGTGAAATACACAGTAGAAGCTGGGACAAGCACGACCTTTTTTACACCCTGCAATTTTTCATCAACTACCACCTCAGCCGATATAGCCCCAGAGATGTTTATCTGGGCGATTAGCTGATTGATTAAGTGGTCTGTGTTGAGAAGGAATGCAAGTTCTTTGAGTTCCTCTCTTGCCCTCTCTGCATCTTTACCTTCCACTTGAACGGTGTGTCCCGTGTTTGCTAAGGTTATTGTAAGGTTATGCACCTGGGAAAGGATAGGGTTTGCAACAACTGCTTTGGCTATGACGTTTAGCCATTCCCTTGGATACTTGGGATTAACGAACTTATACCGCACATCTAAGGTCTTGGGAGTTAAAACCTTCTCGGCTTGGATTGAGACTCTCGTTTTTGGAAGGTCGGCTAAGTTTGCTTTTTCAGACCCGAACAATCGTAATAGCCGTTTAAACATTTATGCACACCTCCGCAAGAAGTCTCCATCTTCTATAAGGTGGAGATGAATTGCAAAAGACTTGACAGGGTTTTTATTTTGGACTATAGTAATAGATGTCCTGATAATCAAGGGACCTAGGGCTGGAGCGGCCCGAAGTAAAGCCTGTGGAGAGGTGAAAACCTTTGTGAAGCAGGAAGCTCCATCTTCTGTAAGGTGGAGTAGTTCACGATAGCGCACTAAGTCCATAGCTCAACTCCTTCTTTTGGTTTGCAAAAAAGACAGGTAAAAATTCCTTTGTTTCCTCTTGGATTGAGGCATGTAGTGCTAACGCCAAACTCCAAAAGCGGTCTGCGTGGCTGTCTTGAGTTTCTCCTTCATAGCGTACGTTTCCAGCTGGAGTAAGTGTCTTCTTCACAGAGTGCAAATCTTCAATAAGGTCTTTGTCAGGTGGTATGCTGATAATTTTGTCTTCAAAGACCGCTTTCACTCTACTTGCAAGCTCTTCTTTCGCCTTGTTCGTAAAGTAAACCCTCAGAACCTTAAACTCTCCCCATTTCTTAGCTAGTTCTTCTGCTAACTGCATACCTATCCCTGTCTCGTCTATTGCAACTTTGCGGGCATATGCGGTTAGGTGGTCTATGATTTTGAACTGCTCGGAGAAAGGAAGCTTTCTTAGGATTTCCTGTTTGCGTAGATAATACCTACCTGCCACTTTCTCCAAGATACTTATCACCGTCAAGTCATGCCTTCTTCCGATGTCAACACCAATGTAGACATCTCCCGTTAGCTCTCTTATGTCTGCTTCTATACCTTCCACCGTGCAGGCATGGATTAGCTCGTAAGGAAGGAGGACAGATTCTTCGTCTAAGAACTCGCACATATACTCTTGAAGCCAAATGTCTTGGTTTGGCACGCCTTTTCTTAACTCCTCCACATCCACATCAAGCCCGAGTTCCACTGCGTCATAGATGGTTAGCTTTTGCCTGAACCAGAGATCGTTTCCTTCAGACATCTGCCAGAGGTGCCCAAAAATATCGTTTTTTGCCTTTGGTGTTGAGATGACCACCAGCTTGAAGTCCCTGTTCCTTGTAATGGATGGGAATATAGCTTGATAGACCTTGTAGCCATCCTTGAAAAATGCCGCCTCTTCTAAAATCACATCGCCAGTCAAACCACGCACGCCATCAGGGTTTGCGGGAAGTCCGATTATCCTTGACCTGTTTGGGAACCTGACCTCAAGAACATTTGTCTGCGTATCTTCAAAAAACTCTACATCACCAGTTAGTTTACCGACCTGCCTTAGAAACTCGACATGTCTTTTGACCTTTTCCATCAATTCTTTTGACTGTCTTTCTGTGGGGGAGATTATGGCTACCAAGTGGTTTTTTCTCTCTATTGCCCTGAGCACTGCGAAAAGGGATACCACGAAGGACTTTCCTGTTTGCCTTGACCACATTAGAATGGAGTACTTTTTCTCAAGCATTTTTTGAAGGGCATGGCGTTGATAGGGGAGGAGGAGTTTTTCAAACTCCATATATCTCCTCCTTTATCAGCTTCAAAAACTCTGGGTCTATGTTCCTCTTCTTGCCTTCCTCTTCTATCTTTTCCACCGCTTTCTGCAATTTTGCAGAGACGTATTCTTCTAAACTCTTTGTCATCTGTGTGAGTTCCTTGACTGCCTTAATCAGTTCTCCGGGTTCATCAAACTCCATGAAGTCTATGTCCTTTACGAATTCAAGCACGTGCTGTGTAAGGATGGATACGAGGGCGGAAAGCATAAAGCTGGTTGGTTTGTTCTGTGTTTGTTCAACAAGGATTTTTATCTTGTCCCACCACTCGTTGTATTGCTTGGCAAGTTCCTTGTAGTCTTTGTAGGCACGATGGATGCTTGATCGTGAGATGTCGTAGCCTTCTGAACGCAGTAGGCTTGCTATTGTCCGGAAGTCTTTCTTCTCTTCCTCGTAGAGATATACAATACGCTGTATAAGGTCGTAAAGTTCTGCCTTCTTGCGTTTTGCCATAGTTCAGTCCTCGGGCGGCAGAACAGTATCATCTACGATTTCTCCTTCCAGCAAGTCAATTCCTTTTGGAGTGATCTTGTAAAGCGTCCTGTAGCGTCTTTTGTCATAAGGGATTGCCACCTTCTTAGCTTCCACATAGCCCTTATCAACGAGGTATGCGAGCGCTTGTCTTATCTCCGTGTCTCTGTGATACTGATAGAAAACTGCAATAATCTCAAGTTCTTCAATCTCCCGAGGGTAGATCCTTTTCAAAAAGTCTAAAATTAGACCTCGCAAGCTTTTGCTCATTTTTGGACCTCCCAAAGTTTGTCCAAAACCTTTGAAAGCTTGTCTTCAAGCTTCTGTATTTCTGCCCGCCATCCACTGAGGTCTTGATAGTATTCCTCTTTTGAGACGCCGTATTTCTGCAATTCTTCAAGCTTAGCTATAAGCCTGTTTAGTTCGTGCCTCCAGCCGCTTACGTCCCGGTAATACTCTTCCTTGCTGACCATTTCCTTGTGGTAGCCTTCCAGCTTTTCCTCAAGCCTTTTCATTTCGTTTCCAAAACTCTCAAGCTTCTTCTCAAACTTAAGAAGCAAATACAACAAAAAAGCAATGCTTGCAACCCAGCCACCTTGTAAAATCAGCGAAAGAATTCCTACTTCCACCTATTTAACATTGCAATAAGCACAAGGAGATTTCAAGCAAAGATTGCAATCAGTGAGTGTGGTGCGGTGTATTTCCGCCTTCGTCTATGATTGCACCCGTGGCATGGATATTTCCGACAACATCAACATTTCCAACTATATTTACATTGCCCTCAATAATAACCGTTCCCGCTTGAATTAGAACCGTTTGTGCCTTCACCCGGAGAAGATGTGTTTTCCTGTCGTATTCAATCTCCGTTCCATCCTCAAACCGCACAAAGAACTTATCCTTGCTGGCAACTGGCGGAGTATCCTTGCTGTTGTAAATGGCTCCTAACACATAACCGTCCGAGTGTTCTCCTTCCTCATCAAAAGCAACGATTACGTACTCTCCTATATCGGGTAGCCAATAAGCCTTATCCCTTTGGGTTTTGTGATGCACGACTGGGAGCCAGTTGGAGACTACGTTGTCTAAGTCTGGCATCTGCACTCTTACTCTTGCTGTTTTTTCATCAACTGCTACTACGATGCCTCGTCTGATCATTCCCTTCTTCCTCCTTTAACCTTGTTTTCTCCGGGTTTTTTCAAAAATTCTATCCGAGTGGTGTAGCCATCCCTTGTCATTTCATGCTCAACCTGAGCAACGTAATACACGCCGTCAAACCTGTCAAAGCCTTTAAGTTCAATGCTTCCGCTTGCGTAGATGGAAGGAATGCCGACGCAGATGAGCCTTCCTCTGAACTCTTTCATCTCGTTTAGCGTTTTTTGGGCGTTGCTTATTCTCTCAGCTTGTGCTTTGTTTTCTACTCTAACTCTCTCTACCTGTTTGTCTTGGTTCGCTTTCACATTAGCCTTCTTTTTGTCTGCTGTTGCTTCTTTCTTTTGTGGGTCAAGGTAGACCACATCCACAGTGCCGGCATTTAAGCTTGAGACTTCTATCTCAAGGTCTATCACCCACTCGGGTGTTAGCACGAAAGTGGCATTACGATTAAGGACGCTTTCTATTCCTTGAATGACTATTTTCCCGTCTGCAACTTTGCAGGTGTATCCGTAGCGTTTGCAAAGCTGAGATAAAAACTCTAAGTCTCTTTGCTTGTATTGGTCTATCCGTTGAAAGGTGATGTCTGAGCCTTCAAAGTAAAGCTTGTAGCGGTTTCTTTTGGCTATGTCCTCCGCAATCTTCTTTAGGCTTGTGTTTTCAAAGGCGGTAGTCTTAAGCGTTCGGAAGCTTGCCTTAACATCTTTGGCTAAAGCTTTGATGGTAAAGGTTGCACCGCTTTGGGAATATCTAAAGGTGTAGCTGTCTATGAAGAATACTCCTGCGTCCCGCACCGCTTCTTCGTAGCCAAAACGAACCTTTAGGCTTGAGCCTCTTGCGGGAGGGTTTTTCCTGAAAAAGCCCGTGCTGTCTTCAACTTCTATCTCTACATCGTCGCTTTCGTCCTTGTCTAAGCCATCGTTATCTATGTAGCGAAAGCTTAAGAGATAGGGCGTAATGTAGGCTGAAACATCCCTGTTGTTTATCTCAACATAAAGAAACGGCTTGTAAAGTGCTACTCGGTCTGCCATGGGAGGCTGTTCTAAAAATCCCTTGTTGGGACCGTCCCCCCAGCCTCTAAGGGAACTAACCCGTTAGAACACCTCACCCTATCCCACACCCCTTCCACCAACACTGGCTTCAGAGGAGAAAGGTCTCTTGACAGAACCTTTCCAAGGATAGGGAAGAGGAGGGCTACCTTCAGAACTTGCCAAGCTACCTGAGAGACCTTTTTAGTCTCTTCCTGCTCGGGATTCCTTCCATTGGCTCCCTCACAGGAACCTGGCTC